TTAAGAAATCTAAGGCCCCTAAAGCGGATTATCGTAAGTTTTTAGACCCTAACTACACCCCTTAATGCAACAGAGCTTTCAATTCAGCCGCAACGACGAGATTGATCCTACGGGAGCGGAGATTCAAACAAACGTTAATACCTCTATTCGGGGCATAACTCCATCCCTAGACGCTGTCTTAAGTGGGGTTCAGAGTTTTGTCATTGCTTGTGGTTTTGATATAGGGCACAGTGGAATAGCTCCTGTGGCTCCCCCCGCTGAATAAAGTTTTTATTTTTTTCTTGACCCACGCCACGCCTTCCGCTATACTGATTGAGTATGGCCCAAAAGAAAAAGCCTAAAAGAAGAATTCAAGATGTAGTCAGAAAACATCTGTCCGCCCCCAAATACGAGAAGAAAAAATTCTGGGCAAAAGAGATGATGATCTTGAAAAGATTGATGCAAAAATATAATAATGAAGACTTTTGGCATAAGGTAGATTTTGGAACACAATTAAATAGCTTTGCTCAATTTTATGCGCTGCCCTACAACAAGATGCTCGAAACCAAATATCAAGAATTTCACTTGAAAATCGAAAGCCCTAACGCCCCCACCTTAGGCGACAAATCTGGTACAGATCGCATTTTCTCTTCAACTAAAACATTAAAAAACTTTCTAAATGGCTAGAACAAAAAAAGAAACACCTAAAGGGTTATCCCCTAACGACTTAATTAAATCTTTTTTAAAATCCACTGAAAAAGACCATTACAATTATGAAGAAAGCTACGACTATCAAGTGTCTAGCGGCAGCCTAAAACTAGATTTTGCGCTAGGTGGGGGACTAGGTCCCGGGCTGCACCGCTTTACAGGCGTAAACGAAGGAGGTAAAACATCTGAAGCCTTAGAGGTGATGAAAAATTTTCTCCAAACAGTTCCTAATTCACGCGGCTTTTACATTAAAGCAGAGGGACGCCTCACTAAACAGATGAGAGATCGTTCAGGAGTGAAGTTTGTTTTTGACGAAGACAAATGGGAGGCTGGAAATTGCTTCGTGTTTGAATGTAATATTTATGAAACCGTAGTGGAGGCCTTACGCCTCTTGGTTGGAAAAAACTCAGACGATACCCGCTATTGCTTTATCTTAGATTCGGTGGACGGTTTGATCTCTAAAGGCGATACCCTTAAAACCTTTGAAGAGTCAAGAAAAGTTGCGGGGGGTGCTGTTATTGCGGCAGATTTTATGAAGCGCGTAAGTATTGGTTTGACCAAACGAGGACATATGGCGCTTTTTATTTCTCAGGTTCGCGCTGATATTCAACTTGACCCTTATAGCAAGGCTCCTATTCGCCAGACCACAGCCACAGGAGGCAACGCTTTGTTACATTTTGCTAATTTTATTCTTGAGTTTGAGCCACGTTTTAAAAAAGATTGGATATTAGAGAAGCCCAGTGAGAAGCACGACCCGGATAAGAATAAAATTATTGGTCACTTCGCCAAAATCACAGTCAAAAAAAGCCCTAACGAAAAGACCAATGCAGTTATTAAATACCCTGTTATTTACGGGCGCAAAGGAGGCAAAAGCGTTTGGATAGAAAAAGAAATTTTGGATATGTTATTTTTGTGGGATTTTGCCCACAGAAAAGGAGCGGGTTGGATAGAATTTGATCCCGAATTACTTAATATAATGTCCGAAGCCAAAATTAATTTTCCTGAAAAAATACAAGGAGAAAATCAGTTTGATAAGTTTCTTGAAGAAAACCCGGAGGCTAAAGAGCACTTAATGGATTATTTTAAAAAGATGGTTCTTTCTATTTGAAATGACTTTTAAAACTCTTCTAGGCAAAAGGCGCAGAATCAAGCGCCCTGTGATCTACTTGATTAACTGGGAAAAAAACAGCCGTAGTAAATTACAAAGTAAGGTTAAAGGTTTTTTAAAAGTTTTTTGGGATGGAGACGTAGTATTCGAAGAGTTCCCAGTAGTAGGTACACGGTTAACAATAGATTTTTACAATGCCACTAAAAATATAGCTATAGAAGTACAAGGCAACCAGCACACAAAGTATAATAAATTCTTTCATAAAGGAAATAAAATGAACTACTTGGACCAACTAAAAAGAGACGATGAAAAATTATCATTTTGTAATTTAAATAATATTAAATTACTCGAGGTCCACGAAGGGCAGCTAGACTTCGACTCTTTGTATAAAGAAATAGTGTAATTATATGGACATGCGAGATAATATTCCAGATAGGCCAGTAGAAGAGTTTACTATTCCTAACAGTTTCTTAGATAAACTCTTCGAGTTTACAGGAGACGGGGATGACGGTGGTTTCATCTTAGCCTACGTTACTCAAGACGGTCGCCCTCTTATCCAGTGTAAAATAGGCTCTCAAATTGTAGAAATGGGGCTACGCAAAGCCTTGGAAAAATTTTTGGACGATATGGAGCTCGGAGAAAAGGCTTTGTCTGAAGAGAACCCATCTTAATTTTTTAGAATAGTCCTTGACTTTAGCGTTTTTTTTGGTTACAGTTGTAATTGTATGATATTTTCTTTAGAACTTGAACAACATTTGCTTTCTGCGCTGATTAAATACCCAGCTAAGTATGGAAATATCGCAAGCTTCATTAACGAGAACGATTTTTGCGCTGACGAAAACTCTATTAACAAAACAATTTTCTATGTTCTTCGGCAAGCTCTCGAGAACGCAGAAAAAATGGATGAGGTGCTCTTGTCCCAGCGCGTAGATGCGCTTAACATTAGCTTCCCTAACGACATTAAGATCTCAGACTACATACACTCCCTCGCACTTCGCAAAGTTTCCCCTGATAATGTCGAAAAGATAGCCCAAGAGTTAAAAAAATACACAGTTAGACGTGAGATTTTTGAAGGGGCAAAAAAAGTGGCCGACTCTATGCGCAAAATGTCACCTTCTGTACCTTATAACGACATCATAGAGAGCGCAGATAACACTTTTAACGAAAAAATAAACTTCTTTGATGCTGGGCCCAACAGCCCTGTCAATATTTCGGATGAGATGGAGGAATGGATAGAAGTGAGAGGCAATAACCCTGTTACTGAATTTGGCCTCATGAGCCCGTATAAGCGCGTTAATGATATTTATGGCTCATTGTTGCGCCCCGGCAATATAACGGTCATAGTGGCCCGCTCAGGCGTCGGTAAGACCCGTTTCTGTATGGATTTCTGCACCAAGGTATCTTCTGAATACGGTGTCCCTGTGTTGCATTTTGATAACGGGGAAATGTCTAAAGAAGAATTGATTGTGCGCCAATGTTCAGCGTTAAGCGGAGTATCAGCAAACCTATTAGAAACAGGCCAATGGAGACAAGCGGGGGAAGAAATTGTCAATAAGGTTCGCGCTGTTTGGAAGGAAGTAAAAAAGATTAAGTTCTATTATTATAATGTAGGAGGGATGAGCGTTGATAATATGACGGCTACTTTGCGTCGTTTTTATTACTCCAAGATTGGTCGAGGAAACCCTATGATTTTTTCTTTCGATTACATTAAAACCACGTTTGAAAACAATGGCGCAAAATCAGAATGGCAAATCGTTGGGGAGATGGTAGATAAATTTAAAAAAACTATTCAAAAAGAAATTTTAAGCGATGGTGGGCCTGTTATCCCGATGATTACTTCCGTGCAGAGTAACCGTCAAGGTATTGTTAATAACCGCCAAGCGCAAGACGTTATTGATGACGAAAGTATCGTCTCTCTCTCAGATCGCATCACTCAATTTTGCTCTCATATGTTTATCTTAAGACAAAAAACATTGGACGAGACAGCTAACGAACCAAACTTTGGTACACATAAACTAATCAACGTAAAATCTCGCCATCTAGGCTCTGAATACATGCGCGCCATTAACCCGGTTAGAATGCCAGATGGCTCCTTGCGCAAGAATGCTATTAACTTACAAATGAATGGCTTTAGCGTGGAGGAACGTGGTGACATGGTTGATTTGGTAAGAGCTCTCGATGTCAACGGTGAGCTTGACGCTGACGAAAATATTGTTGATGATTTTATCCCGGAGCTTTTGCGATAAA